CAAGGTCTATGGCTTCTCGCCGGTGGAGCAGATCCTGGTGACGGCGAACCTCGCGCTCAGGCGCCAAGTGTTCCAGCTGCAATACTACACCGAGGGCAACGTCCCCGAGGCGATCGTCTCGACGCCGGCCGGCTGGACCGTGGACCAGGTGCAGGAGTTCCAGAATTACTGGGACGGGCTCTATGCCGGCAACACGGCGCAGCGCCGCCATGCCAAGTTCGTGCCGGACGGGGTCGGCAAGACCTTCATCCCGGCGAAGGCGGGGGAGCTCACCGGCGCCACCGACGAGTGGCTGGCGCGGGTGTGCTGCTTCGCCTTCTCGGTGAGCCCGCAGCCCTTCGTCAGCATGATGAACCGCGCCACCGCCGAGACGGCGCAGGACGCGGCCGAGGCGGAGGGGTTGGCGCCGCTCAAGGCGTGGGTGAAGAGCCTCGCCGACGACCTCATCGCCGACGAGTTCGCCGCGCCCGAGTTGGAGTTCCACTGGAAGGACGATCCCGCGGGCGAGGCGGCGGGCGCCGCGACGGTGGCCGTCGATTACGTGAAGTGCGGCATCAAATCGGTGAACGAAGTGCGCGGCGAATTGGGGCCCGCGCCGGTGCCGGGCGGCGAGCGGCCGACGATCCTCACGCCGCAAGGGCCGGTGGCGCTGGGCGCGGGGCCGACGCTTGCGCCGCAAAGCGTCGGGAAAGGGGTGCGCGGTGCGCTCAGAAAATTCAGCCCCGACCAGCCGCTGAACTTGCGAGGCATATCGCCTGCCCAGGTGGAGCAAACGCTCGCCACACCGACGACGGTGATAGATCAGTCAAATGGGAACACTCTCTACGGCGGTTTGGATAGAATTGGCGTCGTGTTAGATCCCGATGGAGCGGTTGTGACGGTACTTGAACCTGGGATGCGGTAATTTTTCGTCGTTGCAACGCGCATACCACAGAACACACGTTCGGCGAGGTTGGATGTTTGCGATGACGGATCGGGCAAAGGCGCAGATCAGAGCGATCCTGCTGGCGGATTGGGACCCCATCGCGATCAAGGAGATTCTCGATCCGTCGCGGGTCGCGGACTCCGATGAATACGATCTCTATATCCAGCCGATCATGGACCTGCTGTCGGCCGCGCACTCGAAGGATGAGATCGCCGACTATCTCTACCGCACGGAAGTCCGCGGCATGGGCAGCCGGCGTGGCCGCGCCACCGCCGAGGCTGCGGCGGAAAAGCTGATGCACGTGGACCTGCAACGGTAATTTCGAGCGCCGCGCGCTGAGCCGCGGCGATGAGCCGACACTCTGTATCGCTTGGAAACGGCATCGACGCGAGGCGCATGGGCGGCTCGCGTGCGGCCGAATTTTACCTCCTGCGACGAGGACCCGCATGACCCTCAATCTCTATTGGCCCATCGAGAAGATCGACGCCGACGAGCGGCTCGTCTATGGCTACGCCTCGACCGAGGCGAAAGACAGCCAGGGCGAGATCGTGAAGAAGGAAGCGCTCGAGGCGGCGCTTCCGGCCTATATGCGCTTTGCCAACATCCGCGAGATGCACCGGCCCTCGGCCGTGGGCGTCGCCAAGGAGGCGACGGTCGACGGCAGGGGCCTCTGGCTCAAGGCCAAGATCGTCGACGACGAGGCTTGGCGCAAGGTCAAGGAAGGCGTCTACAAGGGCTTCTCGATCGGCGGCGCGGTGACGCGGCGCGACGACGGCGATCCGCGCATCGTCACCGGCGTCGAATTGAACGAGATCAGCCTGGTCGACCGGCCGGCCAATCCCGAGACGGTGCTATCGCTGTGGAAGAGCGATGGCGCGCTGGCGATCAAGGCGGCGCGCGCCAAGATCGCGCAGAAATGGGTCGCGAGCGACGGCCGCGTCTTCGAGCGCGCGGACGACGCGGCGCGGCACGAGACGCACCTCGAGAAGGCGACGTTCGAGCCGGCGGCGGAGCCGACCGAGGGGCTGACGCATTACGACCTCGAGAGCGCGAAGGACGAGCGCGCCAACTTTGCCGATCCCGGCTTCCAGCCGGACGGGAAGAAGCGTTATCCGCTCGACAGCGAGCCGCGCATCCGCGCCGCCTGGAGCTACATCCACCAGGACGCGAACCGCGCGCCCTATTCGAAGGACGAGCTCGCGCATATCGAAGCGCGGATCGTCGCCGCCTGGCGCAACAAGATCGACCCGAAAGGTCCGCCCTTGGCCCGCACGGACGCGGAGAGGCGCGCGCCACAGCCGGCGCAGGCGATCCACGACCAGGCGGTGGCGCTGGGCGCCCATTGCCATCGCGGCGGCGAGAGCGGCGACGCGGCAGAGAAATTCGCCGGCGCGGCGATGCAGAAGCTGACCGAGCGGCACGATGCGCTCGAAGAGCGCTTGGCGGCGATGCTGCCGATCCTCGGCGAGGTGAAGGCGCTCATCGAGAAAGTGGCGGCGCAGCCGGCGGTGACGCCGCCCGCCAGGCTCGTCGCCATCGACAAAGGCGCCGATGTGGCGCGCGAATTGGAACGGCTCGCCGAGCAGCCGCCGGCCTTGACCGCGCTCGAGCTTATCAAGCGCGCGGTGCGCGAGCCCCTGCCGTTCGGCGCGCGGCTCGAGCGGTAGGAGCAATTGTCATTGCGAGCGCAAGCGAAGCAATCTCGTGCCGATCGTGCGCGATGACGCGCGAGATTGCTTCGTCGCTCCGCTCCTCGCAATGACAGACGGCTTCGGCCCGCTGCGTTCCTACGCCGTCAACCCGAGATTTTTCTTCACCCTGTCCAACCCTAGAGAAAGGAGCTCGCGATGAGCATCCTCGCCCAAAGGCTCGCCTCCCTGAGCCTCGATCCCAACCTGGTGCAGCAGACCATCGCCGCGATGCGGGAGGCGGCGAAGAACCCGATCACCGATCCGGCGATCGCCGGATTCGCCGGGCTCCTCGCCAAGACCAGCACGTTCGCGCAGGCAACCTCGCCGACCGACGGCCTCACCTATTACGACCTCGAGACCGGCGCCAAGTTCCTGGTGCCGGTAATCACCCCCTTGCGCAACGAGACCCCGCGCGTCTCCGGCAAGGGCGGCATCGAAGCCGATTGGCGGGCCGTCACCGGCATCAACACCACCGGCATCCGCGCCGGCGTCTCGGCCGGGAACCGCGGCGGCACCATCTCGGTGCAGACCAAGGATTTCACCGCCTCCTATCGCGGCATCGGGCTCGAAGCCTCGATCGATTGGGAGGCGGAGTATGCGGCGATGGGCTTCGACGACGTGCGCTCGATCGCCGGAACGACGCTGCTCTGGTCGCTGATGATCGCCGAGGAACAGCTCATTCTGGGCGGCAACCGCCAGCTTCCGCTGGGCCAGACGCCGACCCCCACGGTGACGGCCGCGACCACGGGCGGCGCGCTCGCCGCCGCGACGTACTCCGTGATCTGCGTGGCGCTGACCTTGGACGCGCTGATCAACGGCTCGGTCTCGGGCGGCATCCAGGGCCTGATCACCCGCACCAACGCCGACGGCTCGACCGACACGTTCGGCGGCGGCGCGTCGAAGCAATCGACGAACCAGACCGCGAGCGTCTCCTCGGGCACGACGGGAAGCCTTTCCGTCACCGTCGCGCCGGTCAAGGGCGCCTACGGCTATGCCTGGTTCTGGGGCACGGCGGGCTCCGAGGTGCTGGGCGCGATCACGCCGTCGCAGGCGAGCCAGCAGACCAATTGCAGCTCGAGCGCCGTCAACTCGCTCGTCATCACCGGCGCCGCCACGGGGACGCAGACCGCGTCCTCGCTCGGCACGGCGGACAATTCCTCGAACAGCCTGGTGTTCGACGGGCTTTTGACCTTGCCGCTCTTGTCGGGCGCCAACGGCTACTACGTGGCGCAGCCGACCGGGACCGCCGGCACCGGCACGCCGCTCACCGCCGATGGCGACGGCGGCATCGTCGAGATCGACGCCGCGCTCAAGTATTTCTGGGACAATTGGCGCCTTTCCCCCGGTGAGATCTGGGTGAGCTCGCAGGAGGCGCTCAATATCAGCAAGAAGATCGCCCAGGGGCCGGGCAGCGGCGCATCCAACCTCCGCTTCGTGCGCGACGCGAAGGACGGGCTGCTGGTCGGCGCGGTGATGGCGCGGAGCTACATCAACCGCTTCAGCCTTGCCGGCGCGGTGGAGATTCCGATCCGGCTCCATCCCAATCTGCCGGCGGGCACCATCCTCTTCAACACCAAGGTGCTGCCGTACTCGCTGTCGAACGTGCCGAACGTCAATCAGATCCGCACCCGGCGCGACTACTTCATGATCGACTGGCCGTGGCAGTCGCGGCGCTACGAGTACGGCGTCTATGCCGACGAAGTGCTGCAATGCTACGCGCCCTTCGCGGTCGGCCAAATCGCCAACATCGCGAACGGCTGAGGGCAGGGGATGGGCGCGCCCGGCGACC